GAACGAAGCGGTTGGCCAGCGGTGTCGGCATTCTGTAAGTAACACCTTTGTCGCTGTCGCGGTTACCAGCGGCTACTATAACCACGTTCTCAGGAAGAGTGTATTTACCAACACGCCTGTTCAGGATAAGCTGATAAGCCGCCGCTTGTACCGCTGGAGTAGCGGAATTCATTTCGTCTAAGAACAAGACGATAACGGGGTATTCTGCGGCTAGTTCTGCATCCGGTAATTCAATTGGTGGAGCCCAATCCATTTTCCCAGCTTCTTTGTTGAAGAACGGAATACCTCTAATGTCAGTTGGATCCATCTGACCAAGTCTAAGGTCAATCATGTAACCATTTAGGTCATCTGTAATTTGGGAGATGATATCACTTTTGCCTACTCCCGGAGGCCCCCATAAAAACACAGGTCTTTTAAGATCAAAGCACCGCTGAATCCTAACACGGCCTTCTTCTACGTTTACTGTTCTTGTTTCTGATACTGCCATTTATGCTCTCCTTTATCAACTTATCAAATACTATTATAGGCTCTTTCCAGCCAAAAGTCAATCAGTTTTTTGGCGTTGTAAGTTGCTGATTTATATGACCAAATGTTCAAAGTAACGGAAGTGATCAGCCAATGTCCAACTTGTAGGGTCAATTTCTGTACCATCATATGTTACATATCCTGCTGTAAAAACACCATGATAGCGCATAAATGGTAGCCACATGTCAGGTGTCGTAGACTTCCACCCGGTCTCTGACAGCAGTTCATGCTTGGCTTTGCTGAGTTTTACAGTGGGCGCATTAAGAGCTTGTGGAACAGTTATGACTTGATGCAACAGTAAGTCACGTACTCTTGACTCTGGAATCAAATGCTCAAAGTCGTACTCATCATCTATACCAACTTCGGCGTAATGACCTTTCATGCCATCACGTTGTTGGATACAGTATTTGTGGTATCTACGCAAATAGTAATCAATGTCATTGCGTATTTCACGCAACAGTGATTGGTTGTTTTCAACTGAATGATACAGTTCTACTCGGTTTATTAGGTTTTCGGTGCAGTACCGGGAAACTGTTTTATAGGTCTCCTCAGTACGTCGCACCGTGCCGTAGTTGGGTTGCATAAACTGCTCTATGGATTCTTGTAAGTTCATGATACCTCCTGCTCTGGTATTAGTCCGTTAACATGATTGCCATCAACAATTCCTAACTTACTACCTTCCCCGTGATAAGGCAAGTTTAGTTTGCCACCGTTGAGTATATAAACCTCACGTAGGAAGTTACTCATAACTCTTGGAGCATCCCAAGCCGCACCTGGGGTAATGTGCTGGTGCTGTAGTTTTGCTTTGGCATGCACAACCTGACTCGACTTGAAGGTTTGCTTAACTACTGTAAGAACATCCTTCATCCACCCTTGTGGTAAACGATCTCTCACGTTGGTGTTTGCGAGTCTGTGCAGTTCGTGCAGGCCAATGTAAACACCTTGATCAATCTCTTCCTGCATTTGGAATACCTGCTGTATAGAAACAAGTATATTGTTGAGCACCTTACCAGACTCGTCTGCTTCTATACCCTTTTGTGCGTATTTGAAGTGACTAAAGAAGTACTCGTTTGGTCCACGTAAATTTACATTATTGCGAGTTTTCTTATCCTCTAAGTCGATGCCCACTGTATCAAATTGATCCTGCATTGTTCTTGCACGTACATTCTTAATTTCCCTGCTACCGTTCTTATAACGCACTAACGCATTACGATGCAGGTCCGCAGGTCCTAACCGTTTAACACCTGTGTCGTTTAACTGTTCAAATGCAAACGACGCAAAGTTTTTATCTTCAGTGTCTACTACTGCGCAAGGAATTTCATCAAACCCCAATATAGCGGCTGCCACTGTACGGTGTTGACCATCATACGCATCTACTGTAACTTCAACTTCAACTTCGGTGGTTACTAATCGACATGCACTAACAGGACTGCAAATGCGTGGATCCCATTTTTTCATGATGTTTTTAATATGATCATGTATAACATCACGCTGGACTTCATAGTCGATCCAGATGTCTGCTATAGGCACCATCTTGCTAACTGGGAATGTGTATCGGTGATTTTGTGCCGCTTGTCGCCATGATGCTAACTGATCATCGGTAACATTGTAATGGGCTTTGAGTTGTTGTTCTACTTCTGTTGCGACTTCCGTGAGTTTTCTTCGTAGGCGTTGCGCCATCCTAATTCTCCTTGTTTGTAAAATTACGCACGATGCGTTGTACAGTAAGCCATTGTTGAGTACCATACACAACTAACTTACAAGTGCTATATTAGAGGAGTTTTAGTCTTTTGTCAAGTCCTGATTATCCAAGTACTGCTGTAGATTGTCAGCATGCAGTTTCAGCATCACAGTTTCATCTTTGCCTGTGAGCCAAATTGCTTGTAGATTTTCTATGTAATAACAACAGGTTATCGATCGACTCATCTGAATCAGTGTGCGATTTTTTAGTTTTGCTGGGAGTTTTACTCTGAATATGGGAAATCCTACTCCTCGGACATACTTGAAACCATCTTTGCTGAGGCGTAGTTTACTTTGATCTGTGTGGTTCCAAAACCATTTGCGTTGCCATAGGTCCAGGTTGGAGTACTTACCTCCACCCTTTTCTAAGAAGAGTTTTATATAATCTAACTGATTAAGGGAAGATTTGTTCACCTTGCTTCATGAATACCACTGTGAACTGATCTGTTTTAAACAGAACGTTTAATTTTTTACAAAGATTAATCGCATGCCCGCTGTTACTAAAACTTACCTTTTTGTATTTTGGTCCTGGGTAATGTAATAGTATGTTGTGAGTCTTTAGATTGATTGGACGGCCATCATAAAAAACTGCCCAAATTCCATCACTGCTTAGAACTTGATCGCTTTTATAATTTGTCTTGTTAACATGTTCTAACAAGACCGTCGGCTTTGGTCTGGACATCTCTATTTCCTTGAATATAGTATTTATGACTAAAAAGTGGGTATATTATCATTAAAAACCACCTCCGTCAACACTAATTGAATTAACCTGCTCAGGCACAGTTGTATCCTGTGTCTCAGCAAGATTAGCTAACAGCACATAGATATCACTATGTAACTTACGTGCTTCTTCTGCTGTTAGTGCTAATTGTTTGCTACCAGTTTGGTTCATAAGGTTCACTTTATCGTTAAACTGTTTGATTGCTAAACTGATTTTTTGCATTAACTTGATTCCTCCATGAACGAAGGGTAGTATTGATCCAACAACCAAAATCCGCCACCATATCCTAATATGCATGCGGTGCCTGCGTTCATTTCAAGTGCAACAAATGCATTGGTATCGTTGTTGGTCATTATCACTATGGTGTTGTCTGCAAAGCCATCCTTTAGATTGCCTCCTTGCCACAGCACACTAAAATCTTTATCTATGGACATTTGATTTACCACGCCTGCAGGATAGCACTGCACAGGCTTTTGAAGTTGTACTTCCACATCTTCATCTGTGATCGTTTTTGGTACTTCTTGTGCAAATATTTCAGCACCAATCGTGATTGCTCCTGTTGTTATCACACCCAAGATAAAACCTTGTATGAATTTTCTAAACATTATATCTCGCCCTTTTTGATATTATTAAGTTTTTGTATTGCTTGCTCTTGCGTCTTAAATGGTCCGTGATACTTGTAACGACTAATAACAATTGTTTTGGGACAGAAGGTTTTAATCCATTTGTTGTGTGTGTTTACCAAGTACCATCCAGCACAGTAATGACTTCGGCTTTTTGGCATTTTGGTATACAGCGCCATTTGATGCTTCACATCAAACATTTGATTATATATTCTTCCTTGCGCAGGGAATCCGTAAACTTCATTAACCTGTTCGGTTTTGGTTTTGTTTTTGTTCGGAGTAAACTGGATATCATATTTCTTACCCAAGGTTTTTACACTAGCGTATGTTTCTCTTTGATCATTGTGTACATAAACAAAGCCGCCGTTTTCCACTGCTTGTATGGTAGCAACCTGATTACCAGATTGTTCTACTACCCAATATTTGTTTTTGATTATGGTTTTTGCTACTAGGTCATTCATGCTTTCAATTCTTCCTGGATATACCTTTTAAGTTCGTGATCCCCTACATCCTCTGGTATTTCTTGTTTGTAAAACAGTCTATAACTGTCTGAACCGTACTTGCCAATACCATACAAGTCAGCGGCATCTTCACCGTCCCAGTGTTCGAACTGCTCACTCATGCGATACAATCTTTCTGCTCTTATGTTTTTCATACCAAGTGTTTCAATTACCTGCTTGATTTCTTCTTTTGTTGCTTGTAAAAGTTGATCTGATGTTGGCCACTTAGCAAAAAACTTGGGTAGTACACGTTTAACCTGTTTACGATTTGTACAGTTTAAACATATAACACCAACCATGTGTTGCCACACGTTGTCTACTTGTTGTTGAACCATCAATTGATCAATCATGCTGGATTCTCTGCTCCTAAAAATTCTGCATACTGTTGACTGTGTTCACTTAGCTTGACTAGGTCATACTTGCCACAAAACTTCAAAAACTGCGCACCTACCATTGGTCTCTTTCTACTTACTTTTCCTTCTGCAATAGTGGTTGCAATCTGTTGTTTTACTTCGTCTGGCTGTGCTGTTAGATCAATCAGTACCTTGTTGCGTTCGTAGTCATCTATTACACGATGCTCNACGTTGTTATGATCCATCCAGCGTTGTAGCATCAAGTTATTCCAATTGAACCCTTTTGAGTTTCTGTCGGCATAGGCTTCAAGTAGTCCAACTTTGTTCTTGCTACCTTTCTTGCGCACTCCTGGATATGCACTAAACACATTGTCTGTGCTGTCACCACGCATGCATTTTTCAAACAGGATCCACTCTGGGTCGGGTATTTGCTTGGGCTCCTTGGTCTTTTT